ATTAGAAGTGGGTGCTGGTTCAGTAACTTTTGATGCTTGGTAAGAATCTTCAAGCTTTCTGAGGACCTGTTCTTCAGTGACTGATTTCTGCTCTGCTGCTGCATAGTTATCATACTCTGTCTCCTCTGCTGCCATACGTGTTGATTTTTTACCAAGAACATAATCAAGACGCTTCTTCAGATCATCATAGGATTTAAACTGATCTGCAGCAGTGAAAGCAGAAAGTGAATACTGCTTTTTCCAAAGTGCTTCAAGGGCATCATCATCATCCAAGAGGGCACCCTGACTATCAAACTCAGAAGAGTCATAGTTCCAATAACCAGCAACCTTCTTCAACTTCAGTTTGAAGTTAGCACCTTGCCAGAAGTCAAAAGGATTGATTGGAGTTTCATCCTCAAACTCAGGTTGCATAGCAGCCATGATTTTATCAAAGATCTTCTTGCCAAACTTATAGAGGAATACACCTCCTTCATTCTGTGGATTAGCAGGATCTTTGACAACATAGATGTTGGCATAGAAGGACAGTTTGCGCTTTTGCTTACGCACAGTGTCCTTGTCAGATTCATTACCACTGTTCCAGAGTTCCCTGTTCAGTTCACCTACAGGGTCCTTTCCTCCCACAGTAGTCAGGGAGTTTTCAATATACCATCCACCAGGTCCTTGGAAGGCGTGAGAGAAGAGTTTTACCCAAGGAAGATCTTCTCCTTCAGGGGCAGGGAGAAAGCGAATTACTGCATACCCATTGCCTGACTTGTCCATTTCTGGTTTCCAAAGGCGATCATCTGCACCTCCACCAGTGTTGTTCATCTTCTCTACTTCTTTCACCAACTTGTTAGTCAGTGATCCAAGGGAAGACTGCTTTTTAAGGTCTTTAAAAGACATTGTATTCTCCGTATTAATTGTATTTGGTCTGTGTCCTTTAGCTTGGTAGAGGATCAGGCAGCCTCAATATAGGGTATTTAGAGTGGGAAGTCAACCCTCCTTTTCAATGGTCTTCTTCATGTTAGCAATCATAGCATTCATATTGGAAAACACTGTGGTCAAGTCAACATCTGCTGGAAATCCAATCATTGTTGCCTCCTTCATGATATTCTCCTTCATTAGTTTTGCTTTAGGGTCATCAGACAAACTAAGTCTGGTGTAAAGAATTTTCTGCTTCTGTAGGAGTTCTTCCAGTATGTCAATGTGTTCAAGTTTGTCTTGAGTAGACATAGTATGGAACTTGAACACACTTTCATAAATTTTTTCCTGGAGTGCAGTAATATCCTGCATCTCCTTCTGAACAAATTCTGAGTCAAAGAAACTCATACTTCCTCTTCTTGCTCAGCATCCTCAGCAGGTGGTGTAGGATTGTTTGTTTCTTCAATCTGTTGAAGAATTTCAATTGCTCCTACAATTTTCAAATACATTTCTCTGGTTCCTTCCAGTGTCCTTTCAAGTTCACCTTTTTGATTAATCAGATTTTCAAGCACAGTAGAATTTTCAATCATGGATAATAATCTCCTTAAGTGTTTTTCTATATTTAATTACATCAATATGTAGGAAGGAATCATACTTAGACATTCTCATAGACAGAAACTTCCATACAGGGTCATCTAGTTTTTTATCAAAGTTATTTTTAAATCCTATAACTTTATTTAAAAGAACAAGAGATTCTAGAGAGATGTTTTTACCAAGATGTTCTTTCACAATTTGTGGATGCTTTGTACCTTCAATGTGAAACATCTCATCAAAGTTTTTTCCTGAAAAAACATTTTCAACTTCAGATTTAAATGTGTAACTCAGGGATTGTAATCTCTTCTTCCAGTCTGTGTAGTTTTGTTCTCCATTTCTGACGATTTCTCCAATCCAAAGAGACTGCGGATCATCACAACTGACAAAATTACTAACAAAAAACTCAACCACTTCTGCATCATCTTTCTGTCTACTTAATTTTTCAAAAAAGTATCTGTCACGTCTTTTGTAGAAACTTTCTAATGAGGCACGTGATTTACCACCATATCTATGGTAATCATATTTTTCTTTTGTAAAGTGATTCTTCAAACCAAGGTAAGATTTATATGCATCAAATGGAGTCACTTTTGGAATCATAATGGGAGTTTAGCATGACTAGTTTTTTTGAGGAGGTTCAGTTCCATTGCCTCACACTTCAATTTTTCTTTTAGGGGTTTGGACATCAACTTTGGAACTGATTCAATGTCCACACTATTCTTCTCACAGAAGAAAACAATTGCATCAATATAAGACATGTCTTTATTTTCATGCGCAATCTTCTCTATCTCTTCAGCAAATTTCTTTGAAGAGTAAAACTTATTCTCAATAAGTTTGTTGATGCTTTCTTCAGTTGACTGTGGCATAATCTGATAGTTTATATTCAACAAACTCTCTAATATATTTGGAGAGTAAGTTGATGTACTTGCGCTTATCATACTCCTCATAAACTTTCACCTCTCCATCCTCGCATGACATAATAATAACAAACTTCTTCACCATTATACCAGTCATCTCATATAACATGCAAGCGTAAGCTGCACATTGTACAAAATGACTATCAATCCATGCCCTTGGTTTAGGTTTCTTACTGGTTTTAAAATCAATCACAGCAAGTTCTCCTTCATATTCAGCAATACAATCCACACTACCAGCAACACCCAATTCATAACTGAATAGAGATTGCTCTTGAGCATGGATATTATCAATTTTATTCAAGGTAGGTTTTGCCTGCTTGAATAACATTTCTGATAGAGGTTGAACCTTGGGGATATCAAGGTTCTTCAAATAGTATTCAGAGCAGGTGTGCATATCTGTACCCCTGCTTGTTGCCTGTTTAGTAATCTTATTTGCCTCATCATTTCCAACCTTTGCTCTCCACTCCCTGAAGATTTCACGTTGGTAATGACTAATAATAGAGGTAATAGAAACTAACTTCTTACCATTTGGTGTATCATAATATCTAACCCCATCAATAGTTTGTCTTGATAGGGTGGGATAATCAACTTCAACATGTGTGAACATTACATACCTAATTCGTGTTTTGCTACAATATATTCTTTGACCAGACCACTTCTACAAATGTCTTCTGGTCCAAATTCAACCATACCAAATGAAGGCATGTTCTTAAGAATACGAATGAAATCAATAATTCCATTCTTCTCACCAGTCTTAACCAAGTCAGTTTGGGTAGCATCACCACAGAAATGAATCTTGGAGTTTTCACCTACCCTTGTAATAATTGAGTCAAGTTCATGGAAGTTCAAGTTCTGAAATTCATCAACAATGAGAATTGAATTATCAAAAGTTGTTCCTCTGATGAAGGATGTGCTCCAAAAACTAATGGTGCCCTGTGCCTTCAGGTTAGCATACAGCATTTCAAAGGCATTGTCATCAGGCATCTCAAACATATACTTTACCATATTCTTATAGGGAATCTGGTAGATATCTGATTTGTCCTCATGGTCTCCAGGGAGGAATCCAATCTCTCTGGTGGGCACAAGAGACCTCACAATGTAGATCTTCTCATAAGGTGTCTTCTGGTCTAAGACATCTTGGAGGGCATTATAGAGGGTGATAAAGGTCTTACCAGTGCCAGCACATCCATAGGCAACAGTATGTTGATCCTTTGCATATTCATCAAAGAAAATCTGTTGATTGTCAGTTAAGGCTTCAATCTTCTTGATGTAATCTAGATTGATTGGTTTTTTCCTTTTCATAACTCTATTGCTCATTCCAAATGGCACTGGATTACCAGTGTTTCCAATTCCAGTCTTACTTTTTCTTGGCATAATGTTTAGTCATTACCTTGAGTTGTACCCAGATTTCTGGTTCTTGCTAATCTTCCTGAAATACCTCCAGACTTTTCAGCTTTCTTGAGAACTTCTCCCCATCCAGGATTCTTATTAACAAGTTTATCTCTCCACTCACCAACCTCAATCCCAAGACCTGGTGAATTTTCAGCAGTAAAGTATCTTTCCCATTCAGGATTATCAACCTTCCACTGATCCCAATCGTGAACACTCATCTTGACTTCTTTTTGTTCACCAGTTTCTTTATTAAGAACAGGGTATGTTGCCATAAAGTTACCTCAGTTGTGTGTTTATTTATTAAGACCAGTCAAGAGCAGATGCTATAACAGGGAACTGCTCTACAAAGATTGCTTTACATTCATTAGCAAGGTCCATATGTTCTTTCTGTGTCCCATTAGCAGACCTCAGATCAATATAATGCACCCATGATCGCACTGAACCACTCATGTACATTTTGGTTGGAACACACATAGGAAGCACATTACGAGCACATTCCTTTGCCACGCCCCTTTCAAGCATCTGTTCATACAATGCCATGGAGGAATCAAACAAGGTTTGCATTTGAATCTGAAGATTTTGATTCAAGAATGGATCTAAATCATCTGTACTGTTTTGACGATTCTTAGTATCTTGCCTTCTCAACTCTGGAAGTGGAATTTTTTTACTCAACAGTGAGGAATCAGCATACCTTTGAGAGAACTCTTGGAATGTGAATGACCTGTG